ACGTCCCCAGCGCGCTCACAAGCTCAATAGACCGGATGCGCAAAAGGTCGATCGGCAGGGCAACAGATTGGCCCGTGATCGAGAAGGCGCCGTCAAAGGCCTCCATGGCCTTGAGGTCGATCTCGTACATGATGCGACGCTGGCCAAAGGCGATGAAGTTTGGGATCTCGGCCTCCAGCTGCGTAAATCCAGCCCTGTTTAGCCAGCTCTCAACGGCCTCGACCATTGTTGTGTAGTCAGTGATCACCTGTCAGCCTCCCGGTCGCTTACTGTTCAAGCGCGCCGTGGTGGTTTTCAGGTATCGGTAGTCAGGGTCATCGAGGAGCTTCAGCAGCCGCGGCTTGTCCTCGGGCTTGAACACATCGATGCCGTGCTCTTTTCGGATCTTAACGACGACGCCCATAGGGATGTCTGCCACATGGTGCATGAGGTGGCCGGAGTTGAACTTGCGACCGTCGGTCGTGTTGTTAGCCCGGCGCTTGTTGTTCTCAAGCACGGCGCCCACATTGTGCCGGGTGCGCTGTACCAGCTTCTGCTCGACGTGGTCCCAGTAGAAGTCCTCTCGGGCTCCCGTCACCGGGTTTATCTCTGTCCTGAAGTGCTGCATACGCCCTCCCGTAAAATTGAAAAACGGGGACCCCGGTAAGAAGGCCCCCGTTCTGGTTACCTGCCTAATTTCCTCTCAAGATGTAGTCAGGTCCGCCACTATGCCGGAGCTGGCTTCCTGCTTAGCGCAGAGGCCGTACTCCATCAGCACCTGACGCTTCTCAGCGTCACCCGTGCGCGCGATCTCCATGTTCTGGAGGGGACGCAGAACGCCAACAGACCAGTAGTCCATCTCCAGCACGAGGACATCACGCGCCCGGAGAAAGCGATTCGGAACCACAGAAATTGTGTTGTAGTCCGAGACGTATACCGAGACGGCATTGATCACAGTCTTGTCGGTGTTGTTGTGCTTCACCTCGTCCGCATTACCGGAAAAGCCAGTGATGGCGCGCTTGTTGAAAGCGTTGGCCATCAGCACATCGGGGTTGCCGCCTTCCACGTAGATCGAGTCGATCACCGCGCCCAACAGGGCCTCAGTGAACGCACGCTGCGTGCCGTCGGTTGGGGTATTACTACCGTCGCCCGCCGGGTCAGCACCGCCAACGCCGCGGCTGGTGTTGGTAGCCATCCACGTCTGCAGGGACGCTGTTTTACGAGCCAGAGAGTCGCTACCCGCAACAGCAGCCTGTGAGATACCCACAAGGTGATGCTCGGCATTACGTCGCAGCTCTTTTGCGCGTTTGAGGATCTGGTACGCCATCTCCCGGGCACGACCTGCTCGATCCGTCGCCTCGACCGTGCCAGATACGGCAGCAGTCTTCTCGATGATCTCCGTCACGTTGTTCAAACGTGTGGTAGGTGATGCCGGAGCGAAGGTCGCATCCGCACCCTCGATGGCAGTATCGGTATCGACAGCTGCAAGCGAGTCCGTCTGCCACTCAAACAGGGTGTTAGTCACATCCTCTTTGCTGCAGTTGGAGTAAAAGGGCACTTCCTCGGGGGAAATGTTGCTAATTACATCAGACAGGTCCTCACGGATACCGATCTGGTCATAGGTGTCAGTTGTTCCAGCAGTCATTGCTACGTCACTCCAAAATAAGGTTCACGATGACCTCGTCACTTGAACATCAGGTCAACCGCGTCTTCCAGTTTCCCGGACCTACGCAGTTTGGCCATCTGATCTGACTTGGCCTGTTGCTGACGCTGCGCCTGTGATCGGGGCGACCCGGGTTTCATCCCGGCCTTCGGTGCTGTTCGGACCTTCTTGTCGCGGACCTGATTATTCTTGGCCTGCAGAAGGTCGTACTTGAGAGCCTTATTAGCGAGATTCAGCATCCGTGCGTCAGCGACGCGGGACACCTCCTGCTCGTTATAACCTGCACCTCTCATCAGGTAGGCCTTGAGCCTTGCCTTCACCTGCGGGGCCTGCTTAGGGTCCGCCAGCTCGGGTATCAGTTTCTTGGCAATGCCATCCTGCATCTTCAAATGCTGCTGCAGTTTGGCCTGCCGTTGCTGCTGATCCGCAGAGAGATGCTGCTCTCCTGCCTGCTTGAGCTGAAGGTAGCGTTCCGAGGCCTGCTCATACTGGGCCTTGGTTCTCGCATACGTGTAGGGATCTTCACTAGCCAGACGATCCCAATCCACGTCCCTGAACTTAGCAAGCGTCGGCTCGATCACGTTCAACGCCATGCTGATGTGCTCGGCCGTCACCTGTCGCTCCTGATCGCGCTGAGCGTAGGCCTGTTGGACCTGTTGTCGCTCCTGCGCAATCTCCTGCGTCTTTCTCGTGTAGTCCGACTGGCGCAGGTAACCTCGATGGGCCTCCTCTCTCGTGACGGGGTTGCCTTCCGGGTCATGGAAGATCACGTCGTCGGGAGAGATTTCCCTTGTCTTGGTTTCCTCGTCGGATTCCTCAGAGTGCTCGTCGTCGTCGCTGTAGCCTTCTGTCTCGTCCTCGCCAGTCGCTTCCTGCTCCTGATCCGGCTCGTCGTCATCGCTGTGCAGCATCGAGTCAATAGCTTGTTCATCAGACTCTACTGTCGGCTTTTGGGCTTGCCCAATAGCCTGCGGGTCTTCTCCACCCGTAGGGCGTTTAGAAGAATCGGATTTGGCTTTTCCCTTGGGGGCCGCTCTCGGTTCTTCCGGGGTCAATAACAAATCGACCGCTTGTTGATCCGAGAGTCCCCGGGATGGCTGGGGGGTGTTCTCTGTGGTTTCCATGTTTTACTCCTTTTCCGGGTTTTTATCCAGCCTCTCGGCTTTAACTTCTGCGGCATAAAAATGCCCGTTCTGCACAAAAGCCTCTAGCTGCAGTGCAATCGCGTCGATAGCGATTTTCTTTGCCCACAAGCCCCGTCGGATTGCCTCGGCCTCGTCTAGCGTTGAGCAATACTGCTCATAGTTTTGCTTTCGCAGGGTCTCGATGGCCTCCAAAAAAACCGGGTGCTCAAGGATGTGCGCAGCGCCGTTGCCGCGATTTATCTTGCGTGTGCGGATGACCGCCTTGTCTTCTCCACCGTTATCCAATGTGTACGCCCCTGTTCTGCTCTGACTCCAATGCAATCTCTGCCGTGCGCAGGGCGACGTCGTCCTCGTGCTCCTGCTCGTCCAGATCCTGCTTCTCCTGCTTGATGGCAACACCGGCCCTGTCGACCTGAGCCTTACTGGTAGCCCTGAACTGCTCGATCTCCAGCGCCTTGTTCTGGATGCTCTGCTCGGCGCTTTGCTGCAGCTGCTGCATTTGCTGCTGCATTTTCTGGAGCTGCCCGGAGAGCTGCTTGATCGTGAGCGCACCGTCCGACCCGGGGTCCGTGTAGTAGCGACCGGCCATGGCCTTATTGACCACCTTGACCTGATCCTCCAGCAGCGCGTACACGTTCTCCGGCTGCACCAGTGGCGCGTATTGCGGATTGGACCCGAGCGTCATCTGGTTCTGGAATATCAGGTTCATCTGCATCATTTCGCTATCCCGGGATCCGTTGCCTAGTCCGACTACGACAATAGAGTCCGTGCGATGGCGCCACGACCGGGGGTTGGCCTCAACATAGCTGTCGGCCAGACGGAAAATCTCCGTGCGCGAGCTGTGCTGCACGGATAACCTGTGGATTAGGTGGAACAGGTCCTTTAATCCGGTCTCGGCAAACACCCGGGCGATTAGCTCGATGCGCTGCTGTGCGGCTGTCATCACCTGATTGACGGCAGAGGCGGCCGTGTTGGATCCCAGTGCGCTCTCGTCCAGACCTTGGGTCCGTTCTGAGACGCCCGTGCGACGCTCGCGCATGTAGTCCACGTATTGCAGCATCTGGAAGGCCGTGCCGGACAGCTGGGGCGTGTCGAGACGCTTGACCATCCCGGGGGCCTTTGTGCGGACTATGCCATGGGTCTTGCTCTCAAGCAGGTCCTCATAGTTGACCATGTTCTCGACCACCTCGTACCGGCCGTTGTTGGCCAGATACTGGTTGTCGAGGATGTTGCGGAAAAGCTGGGTCTTGATGCGCTGCAGGTCGGACACAATGTCGGCCAAGCTGAGGCCGTAGAACTTGTGCGCAATCATGATCGGGGACCACGAGCAGAAGGGCATGCAGCTGACCTCCTCGTTCTCCAGAATCTTGTTACCAACCATCAGCACCTTGCGCAGCTCAGCGATGCCGTCGTCGTTGTAGTCGTACCGAATGTACGCCTCCTTGACCCAGTGCATTTTGTTGGCGCCGGACTGCCACGCATCACCAAGATCCTCGTCGGTGTCGTCGTAGCTGTGCCGGGCGCGCTTTTCCTCATTCAGGAAGGCCTCACTGTTGGAACTTGGGAGCGTGTCGACCATCTTGCGGTCGTACCCCATCTGCACCAGCTGGGAGCTGCTCATCTCGCGCTCGTGGGCACAGAAACGCGCGCTGGAAATGCAGGTCGCGTCCGTGTCAATGAAGAACTCCTCCGGGGGGATGTTCTCGATCACAATGCCGCGCCCGGGGCTCGTCACCTTGACCGACAGGTCGTACACCATGGTCGGGGGCTTGCTGCGGATCTGCTCGATCTGCTGCTGCAGTTGTTGCAGCTTCATTTGCCCCTGCTGCTGAGCCTGCATGAGCGCCTGCTGCACCTGCGGGGGCATTCCTTGGGACGCGATCTGCTCCTGCAGCTGCTGCATTTTCTGGGGCAGGGCGGCCGCCGCAGCCTCGTACTGCTTCTCCATTTTGGAGACCATGAGCGTCGTCTGCTCAGCCTCCACCGGGTCTGCGTATTCGGACATCTCGATGATCTCGATGTTGTCCGGCGCCACCAGCTGCAGCATCTCGTTTTCAGTGATGCCGCTGTATTCCTCTCGCTCCTCCCGGGGAGCATCGTCGTAGTAGCCCTTGACCACGCCGTTCTTCTGCAGCAGGCCGTCGGTGATCCACGAGTAGATGATTTTGAACCCGGGATTCTTGCGATGGAAAACGTAGTTGACGTAGTCCGTCTCCTGCTTGGCCTGTTCCATGTCCTCGGGGCCGACCGGCTCAAAACGCACCGTATCTCCGCCGCCGGAGAAGGTCTTCATCAGCT